ACGGACAATAATTTTCTAATGGTGTTGATACAAAGATATCAAGACCTAGAAAACGCTTCTCAAAAACTAAAAAAAGTAGGTTACTACAAGTATTGGGAAGCAGACTACTACAAAGAAACAGTCGAACATCGACACAATTTACAAAGGAGAATAGATATGCGTGGAATGAAAAAAACAGCTAAAAAAGTAAATGGTAAGAAAAATCCTATGCTTACTAAGGCTAAGAAAACAAAAAAGAAAAAGAAGTAATGCCTAGAAAACTATCAAAAAAACAGATGAAGATTGCTAGAATTGCAGGTAATCCAAAAAAGATAGATGCTGCTGACTTCAAAAAACTTAGTAAAAAGAAGAAGAAAAAATAATGGCAAAAAAAAGCACAGTAAATAAATCTGGTAATTACACAAAACCAACACTTAGAAAGAGGCTATTCAATCAGATCAAATCTAGTTCAGTTCAAGGAACTGCTGCTGGTAAATGGTCTGCTTGATTACCCCTCGGCTCTAGAGTTGAGGGGGTATTGTAAGAAAAGCACAGTTATTGGCTAAACAGTATAAAGCTAAAGGTGGAGGTTATAAGTAATGGCCTTGAAAAGTCCACAAAGAAGCCTCAAGAAGTGGGGTAAACAAAAGTGGAGAACAAAGTCAGGTAAGCCATCATCTAAAACAGGTGAAAGATATTTGCCAGAAAAAGTTATAAAAAAATTAAGTTCCTCCGAATATGCTGCTTCTACAAGAAAGAAGAGAAAAGTCGGTGGTACAGGCAGAAATGCCAAGTATTCTAAAAAAATCGCAAGATTGGTAAGAAATGCCTAATGAAGATTTTGATAAGGTTATTGTTGAATGGAAAGACGCTTATGAAATGGAGTCAGGTTGGCAGACTATTGAAGAGGCGATCAAGATTAGACCTCCCACGATCTTTAGTATGGGTTATGTTCTTAAAGAAGAGAAAGAATATATTATACTAGCTGGTGATGTAGGTAGAAAAGGTGACTCTGATTGTGGAAGAGTCCAGGTTATACCAAAATCGTGGGTTAAGAGGGTAAAATTAATTGATAAATCATAAAGGGGTGTCGTTAAACACCCCTTGTAAAGCTATTTAAATGGAAAAAATAATGGACTTAATCGCCTTAAAATCCATATGTTAAGTCTTTTTCTAGGTTTGTAACTCTTAATGAGTTTTCTATTAAACTCTGGAGTATCTTCAATAATACAAGTAAACATTATGCAACCTCCTTCTCTTTAACCTTCCAAGGCTTTAGTGAGGTAAAAATTATGACTCCTTTATGTTTTATTTCGTCATAATCTTTTTGAGTTAATATGAGTTGTTTTTTTTCTTTATATTTAAACTGCCAATAAGTCATAGTCTCTCCTTAAAAAAGGCCAAACAAGGTGTACAGAAATTACACGCTTTTTTATGTTATTAACTGTAAACCTTTGTTTAGCATTACCCAAAAGAACAAGTTTTTGTCGATTTTTGTTCATTATGGTAAGAAAGTACTCTATTGGTAATGATAGGTCAACAACTGTTTTACGCTGATAATTAAAGGTTTTTTTATTATTTTTTAAATGTGATCGCATTTTACACCTGTTTTATAAACTATTGATAAGATTCTGTTTTCTTTTCTTATCTACTTTTGCATAGTTATAAACCATAGTTTCAGACTTCCAACCACCTACTGACATAATATCATTTGTCGATGCACCTTTATTAGAAAGTTCTGATGCAAATGTATGTCGAAGTGAGTGTCTTTTTTTGTTTTGATCTACATTAGCAAAACTTAACATCTCTCTCCATCTTGGTATCAGACCATGTATCGTATTCTTTTGTTGTCCAACAAACCTCCAAGAAAATAAAAATCCTTCTCTGTTATTAATTCTTTGCAACCAATGCCATAATGAAATCTCAGCTTCGTTGTCATTTCTTTGTATAGGTATGTTCCTCCAAGACTGAGTTTTATTTTCAAAAATATTTAATTCATTATTATCCAGGTCAATCATAGGTCGATTATTAGGATCTAGTCTAGCAAAATTCATATCAAGAGCTTCTTGTATTCTAGCACCAGTTCTATAAAGAAATATCAATAACAATTTTATTTCATTGTCAGAGTGTTCCATACATCTAAGTATCTCTTCTTTAGTCCAAACATACTTATCTTTATCTCTCATTGATATTTGTGGGAGTTGTTTTACTTTATAAGGCTTACACCAATTATTTTCTGCTGCAAAACTTATTAACCTACTTAATGGTCTAATAACAGTTGTATTGATAGTATTATACTTTGAAGATAATACTTTTCTTTCTTGTAAAGGTATTGATGTAAATTTTTTTCCTTTATATCTTTTAATAAGATCACCAATTTCAGTTCCTACTGGATATCTTAGGTGTATTAATTCTTCTTTCTTTTGATTAGTTATGTCCTCTAATAGTAAATTACCAATACAATTTGCATTCTTCTCAAAAAAAGGCCTTCTTGCATCACTTGGGCATTGATCTAAACTATTTAATAATTTTTCAGTAGCCTCTTTTATAGTGATTTTTTTTATAGTTACTCCTAAATTTAACTTTTCTTGAAATTTCCATAAAAAATCTTCAGCTTCTTTTTTATTTATTTTACCAGTAGATACACTATTAATTGTGTAAACCTTATCTGGTGTTTTGTAAGTTCCTCTAATATACCAATATTTTGATCTATTATCTTTTCTTTTAGTTATTTTAAGCATAGTGTTTTAATCCTCTCTATATCTTGCTTTGTAAAGACTCTTTTGCTTCCAAAGTATCGATTAAAACATTGCTCTTTTGGGTGTTTAGAAGATAACTCATCTAGAGTCATTTTAAAAGACCTTTCTGATTTAGCCTTAAAAATAGGGTAAATTTCTTTGATTGTATATAGTTCTTCAATATCATTCATAACAATACTCCTTGATTTTTGTCTTGTGGCCTCCAAACATAGTCATACAAACTGTAAGATTTGCCATTAAATTTTGATTTTACTGTAGTCATTGAGTCTCTTTTCTCGAGCTCTCTGACTGAAAGAACCATCTCATCCATATTATAGACGACTTTTATAGGCTCTTTATTCCTTATATGTTTTTCAACAATATAATCTCTTAATGAAACACGACCATTCCATAACTTTTTCACAGGGTATTCTCTCATGTAACAATACTCCCTAGTCTCATTTCTTGTCTATTGGTAGCGTTTGCATCCAACATGAATTCTATTTTGGTGATTACTCTTTCAAGTTCTGCGTACTTATCATCCATCTTTTCTTGAGCCTTCTCTAACAAAATTTTATATTCAATCACATCTTTGTTAGTTCTGGCCCTAGCTTTTCGATCCTCAATAGACATCTTTAATTCGTTAAATTTTAAATTGATAAAAGTTTGATCGAGTTGATAGTCTAATAATCTCTCTGTTCTATCTCTTTCTCTTTTAGCTGCTCTGTATTCTTTTATTGCAATCATTTTTGCATGGGCAATTTCATTTGGATTAAAACTTTCCATCACTTCTCACTTTCTCCTTCACCATATCAAGCACCAAACATTTAATTTCTGCATTAAATTTTTGATCGTGTTCAGCTTTGACATGGTGTTCATTACAGAGGGGCCAGATTTTCCACATAATCTTTTAAATAAAACTTAGATCCTCCCATCTGTCTTGGCAAAAGGTGATGTAACGATGTTGCTTGCCCACCACAATAAATACAAGAGCACTCACTTGTGTCCTTTATATTGAAGAAGTTTAACCATACTTTTGTGTGGTTTTGCATTCAACACCTCCAATACTTCTACATCTTCTATTTTTACTAAAGGATATTGTTTTCTATCCCATCCATGTTTGTTCTTATCAAACAAGTGATTTTCAATATGTGATATATTTATTTTCTTCACAACTATCTCCTTAAAATGGTATGTCATCAGGTATTGAATTACCTAATGACTTTAGTTCTTGTGGTTCTTGTTTTTTTTCTGGTTTCCAGGTGTTCACTTCAGCGTACCATTTGCCAGACTTACCTTCTTTAACATCGATGTTGATCCATTCATCATCTTTGTTTTGAAGCTGTTTCTTATACCAATTTGTAAAATCTTCTTTCTTAATTGATATGGAACATTTTATAAAATCTTTCTTAGGTTCTTTTGCAAAGAAACCATCAATAAATTCTTTATCATCAGTCATCACTAAACTCCTTTGATTTGTTTGTTTTTTTAATTTTATCTTGATCTAACTTTTCAAGATCATCTTTTTCGCCTGTACTTAATTGAAACAAAGAACGCATAAATTGTTTTAATGCGTAACTTTGAGCAGTACCCATCGCAGTTCCTGAACCAAATGGAACTATAATGTGTTTAGTCGTTGGAAAACTCCAAGTGTCACCTTCTTTATGAATTAAAATGTATTCATAAACTACACTTAGACTCTTACCAGATTGTGATACTTCACAACTTTTTTCATGTGGTATAATAATTAATCCAGCTTTAGTGCAAGCTGGTTGTACTTCTTTTAGAAAACCATCGATACTTGTATAAGAATATTTCTGAAACTTATTCTCTGCATCTTTAGTTAATGGTTTATCTAAAATACTCATTACATTATTTATTGCAGTTGCAATGTTTTTTGGCATAGGTTCTATCTCTGTCATTTCTTACTCCTTAATATTTTGTTGAGTTGTTTATCTTGATCGAATGCTTTTCTTAATGTTTTAAAATATTCAAACGCATGATCTAATTGTTCTAAATTACTTTCTTTTGTTTCAAAATCGTCAGTCTCTTTACCAAATCGAGCTACGATAAATTTATTAATTTTGTAATCGTACTTCTCTTCTATTAATTGTTTGTATGCTGCACCTTGAACGACATAATCTGGATAAACTTTTTTACTTGTTTTAAAATCTACTAATATATAATCACTACCTTTTTTTAATAAAAGATCAGCAGTACCTCCATATTGATACAGCTTTGATGTAAAGGATTGTTCACAAAATATTACTTCACAATCTTTACTAAAATTATTCCACCAAGATAAAAATTTATTAAAACAATTTTGAACTATCTCATCGTTAGGTACTTCGTATTCTAAATCTTCTATATGTGATTGTGCTAGCTCATGGACATTTGTTCCTATGTCTGCTGCTTTATTTATTTCTTTGTGATAAGACTTACCCTCTAAACCAATTTTGTTAGACCAAATAATAAGGCCAGTGCTATCTTTGTATCTGCTAAGAATTGTAGTTACACCAGGTACTACATTGTTTTGAATTTTATATATTGTGTGAGCCATAATTTAATATGGCAAATACCCAACTATAGAATGATTTACTAAGAGGAATACTTATTAATAAAAAACGAATATTTGCCATATTCGTCAGAATAAATCAATTTTCTGACAAATCAAACAAAATCTTACAAATTATATAATTTCTACTTTTTTGTATAATTTAGGTTTGTGAAATGTGTGCTCAATGACAGCAACATCATCAATTTTATGCAAAATAATGCAATAAAATACAATTATATTTTTATATATAGATTGCAAGGATAAAATTAATTTGTCATAAAATATATTATTGTTGAAAGTTAGTCTTAAATACTTATTAATATTATTAGAAGAATATTTTTTTTATAAAAAAATATGTGAGGAGAACGAGTATTTATGGCCCAATTATCACATACAAATATGGCAAAAACTATTGAGAAACAATGGTTTTAGAGAGCCTTTGCCAGAATTGTCAAGAGTTATTGAAATCTCAAAGAGGCTTAAAAGACTTAGAAAAAAAAATTTTAAGGTTCATAAATCATTACCAAACAACGAAAAAATTATCACCAAGTTATTTAGAGATACAGCATTTTTGCGACATCAAAAGCAAAAGCAACTTACATCGATACTTGCAAGGTTTGAAAAAAAAACTGTACATAGATTTTACCCCAGCGTTGGCGAGAGATATAAAAATATTAAGAACAGAGGGATGGCTTAATGAGTGAGAAAATGAAGTTACCTTACTTTGACTTTTATTATCAAGACTTTTTAACTGGTACTGCACATTTTACTCATCAACAAAGAGGCATTTATATTACTTTAATGTGCCATGCTGGTGTTAAAAATGGAGATGGATTACCTAATAATTTCGATCAACTATGTAGGATAGTAAATGTCTATAGTGATGATTCTGATCTGACTGATTCGTTAAAGACTGACATCAATACTGTACTTAAAGAAAAATTTAAACTAATCGATAACAAGTGGCACAATGAAAGACAACTTGAAGATTATAAGAGAACTGTAGAAAAAATAAATCATAGAGCTGAAGCAGGTCGTAAAGGTGGTCTAGCAAAAGCGAAGCAAACCTCTAGCAAAGTATCTGTATCTGATTCTGTATCTGTATCTTTTAATAATATATGGGATAGGTTGTTGGTGAAGCGAGGTAGTAAGAAAAAAGCATTTGATAAATTTAAAATGCTGCCAGAAAATCTACAAGTAGAAGTTATTGTTGATAAATTTAACGAGCTTTGTCGTAATACAGAAAATCAAATATACATTCCACACTTCAGCACATGGTTATCGCAAGAAAGATATAACGATGAAGAGGTATTTAACTTAGAAAATTTTAAAAAAAAACATGGGATTTCTGCAAACTTTTTAGAAGAGAAAGATGGGTTGTTATTTTTTATGCAAAAAGAACCTTGGGGTATCATTGATTATATTTACAAGAAAGATGGAACAATGATCCCTTCAAAAGAATATTATGGCAAAGAAAAAGAAAAAAAAGAAACAACGAACTAAACCTAAAGAAGTATCACAAATACAAGAGATTGATCTAGGTGCTCAAACTCTTATTAGAGAAAATGGTAAGATTTATAGACTCCCAGATATGGCAGAAATGCAGATATCTCATAAACATATCTCTAAAAAGATTAACTCAGTCCATGAAAGTTATTATGCCAGGCATCAATTAGATCCAACTGATGCCAAAAATAATGCCACAAGATTTGTAGCTGGTCAAAAACTTGAGTATTTAGCCATAATTTCTAATAAAAATAAATCTTGTACCATGAACTTTAGTTCGCTTGCAGGTATTCCACATGGCTCAGAGTTTTTTGACATACTTAAAATAGACTACGGACAAGAGTTTAATGATGCCATGAAAGCTACATTGCAGCATCAATCGTTGTTATGGGATGTAATAGTAGATAATAAACCAGCTACGCATAGAAGAATGGATAAATATCGTGAAGCTCTTGATATGTTGATTAGTTATTGGAAAATGTGATGCCTGAAATATCTATTGATTATATATGGTATGAATATAGCAATGAGATCAAAAAAAATGTAAAAGTTGAACATTTAAGACAATTTAAATTAGAAGAACATCAACAAATAATTGAAAACTATTGTAACAACAGTAAATCAAATAAAAAATACAGAAATATACAAATTTACGATTATCGTGTGCTAGGAAAACATAAAAATAGTGAGACTCAGAAAGAATTTAATTTATCAAGTATTTCAGTCATAATAAATAAAATTATACAAAAAGGATTTTACAAAGATTTACTTTTTTATTGGCATTTTGAAAAAACTAATGATGGAGTAACTTGCCGATTTAAAAAATAAATATTCTCATTTGTTCCCATTTAGATCATTGAATAGATAATATAGATTAGTTATTAAGATCGACTGGTCGGTCTAAAATCAGAGCAAATATTATGATTCAAGGGGAAGAAAAACTCTTGATCCATATCATTGTGAGAGCCATGTGCGATAGTGCTGGACTTACATATCCAAACTCAGACATATCAGAATGGAAATTAATAAAAGAAGCAAAAGAATGGTTGGAATCAGAGTATTATAAAAATTATTGTTACATATTGGGATTAGATCCTTCCTACTTACAAAAATTACATGGCAAAATCAAAAACAAAAAAAAACACCTTACCGAAAGAGTTTACACAGCTCTCTTCATTCGGATTAGACGACTCAGAACTAATCACGACTATATTCTTAGCTAATGACGATGGTAAACCTGTGGTGTTAATAAGATTTACAAACTTTGATGATACAGAGCAGGCTCAAGATTTTATATCAGTATTTAAGAACTATAAGAGTTTTCAAGAAATAGAAGCAAACGAAAAGACAATACATTAAATGGCCCCAAAATCAAAATACACAAAAGAATTAGTAGAAACTGTACTCCAAGAACTAGCTAGAGGTAAATCAATCAGAGCAGCATTAAAGGTTGTTAATATAGATTGGGAGACCTGGAGAAGTTGGTTAATAAAGAAAGCAGATCTAAGAGAGAAATACAATCAAGCTAAAGAAGATGGTATCGAATACTCTATGGCAGAGGTCGATGAAGTAGCTAAGAATGCAGTTAAGAAATCATCAGAGAGTAAGATGGATATGGCTAATGTAAAAGCTATCGATACATTCATAAAACATAAACAATGGATGGCGAGTAAGTTAGCTGCGAAGAAGTATGGCGATAAAACGCAAATGGAAATAGGAAACATGAAAGATCAAAGTTTCTCTATAAAATGGGATAAGTAATGGACAAGATAGAATACATCAAAGATAAATGGAATAACCTAAACAAGAAGGGCAAGACACTTGTAGTAGTAGTAAGTGTAGTCGTTTTGTTAGGAATTATACAAAGTATTTAGTGTTATTAGAGATAATAACATACAAATTTGTAGTGTTTGTAGAGGATGTTTGTTGTAGAAGTGTTGAGAATGTTAAGTTGTTTAGTAAAAAGCTCAATACTCGCACAGAGGCCTTCGTGAGCAGATTTTGTTCGTATTTTGTTCGTAAATGGCAAAAAAATATATAATAGCTGGTCATTTTCTGCACACATAGTCA